TCCTCGGAGAGGCCGGGTATCATGGTAAAGGGCCCCGTTTTGTACTTTAACTCCATTGTTTTCAGTAACTTGCGGTCAATCAAAAGGCACCCAGCGCCTACGCAACCAATCTCAATGGTTTCTAAAGACCTATCCCAATCCAAGAGAGGCGAGACACGTGAACCGGGTTGTCCATCTGCGTTCCAAAAATTAGCCACTGGTGCGTGCGGGTTGAACTTATAAGAGTAGATACCGGAGACTACGGGAGCATTGTATTTTTCCCGAATTCTCCATAACCTCAACAATAAATCCGGCGCAAAAAGGTGATCGGTGTCCAGCATCAAAATCGCCTCGCCCTGCGCATTCTCCACTAATTGGTTACGAGCGGATTCGTGGAAAGACATAGAGGCGGAAGTATAATGTATATACTCATCACCTTCACACAATTCACGCTCTGACAGCAATAACATTTGTACGAGAGAATCTGTGAACTTGCCGTAAGTACTATCGGCCCACATACGGGACACTGTAAGTTTAGCTTTTCTGTGTATAGCCATTATCTATCCTTCCACTTGATAAAATGCTGCCAGTCCTCGCTTGACATAACATTTTCAGTAGTGTAGTAAATTTCTTCGCCGCCAAAAGAATAATGTCTATGATCTTGTAAAAACTGATTTATCTTTGTTAATTTACCCTCATCAATTGACCATCCGCTAGAAGGAAAATATTTACCTAAATAAGTTAAGTAAGGGCCATCTTCGGGATTTTCTTTTTTGCACCAGCCACAAACTAGGAAATGCCTATTATTAGCCATTTAACGCCTTAAAGTCTTCTCTGAACCAACCTTCCCACTGCTTGACAATATTATTCCAGTCGTACTTTTTCAAAGCCCAATCTTGCATATACGTCCTAATGATACCATCGTCATTTTTCTGCGTCTCAAAAGCATCGTACAAATTCCGCAGCCAACGGTGCATTGTAAGTTCACTTTTCTGCGGCACCCCGTCAATTATCCAGCCCCATTCTACGTTCTCGCCTACGGCCCAGTATTTATTCGTCACTGGAAAAGCACCACAAGCTTGGGCGTCCATACAGGTAATACACGAGGTCTCTGGGAAATCGGTAGGATGTGCCCATATACCACTTTTTAACCACTCATCGTATAATTGGTCCTGATTAATACGGCCTAAAATATAGACGCCTTTTTGTCCCAATAAGTGTTCTAAATATTCCTGATATTCGCGCCGCCAATCTTTGCCTTCCATTAATTGGACGATTTTTTCCATATTGTTGAAGCCATAGGCTACATGTAACTCGGCGTCAGGATTGACTTCTCTAATTCGCCACCATTGTTCTAATAGCAGACGTAAACCTCGGTCAGGGCTTGAAGGAAATAGCATTCGGTTGGGATTACGGTCTTTTGGATTGGCTTTTTTGAGTTTCTTTTTGATATAGTCGCTTCTGATTCCGTTTGAGGAGACATACACACGATCCTTAATCCCTGGATGGCGACGTATTGTATCGCGAGCATGAGTATAACAAAGACACAAATACCGATCCACTTTAGACAAACGTTCATCAGTCCACGTATCATAAGCAACGTCTTGAGCAACGAACCACCATTTCTGTCTCCTAGGCTTCTTCATATCGAAAACCTCAGGATTGCGGTAGTTTATTAAAATCCCTTCATATTCTTTATAAAGTGAATAATGCGTCCATTCTTGCCCAACATCGTCCGTTACCGATCCACTCTTCCACGGAGTTGGAGCGTAAGAATGAACATCGTAACCTTTTTTGAAAAGCCGCTGGGACATTTCAATGTGGGAAGTTTCGGAGCCGCCGATTCCTTTTTCCCAAGGATTAGTCCAGTCCCAATCTTCGAGGGCACTTGACGAGTGAAATACTACTGGAAAGTCTTTCTTACTCATACGCGGGAATACAAAAAAATCCCCTTCCTATTTAGTTCTTCTTCGCGGTTAAAACCTGCGTTACGCAATAAAGTCTTACAGCGCTCAACATTACACATATTTGGGTGAAACTCAACGACTAATAACTTAGTTCGTTTTAAAATCTCGGGATAATTTTCAAAAAAATCCTCTTCCGAACCCTCGATATCAACTTTTACTAAATCAAAGTCGCCTACGGTTGGTAAGAAATAATTAAGGTTAAAATACTCATACTCGATTTCTTCCAAACCCGAATATATTGCGCCTTCAAAACATACCATGTTACAGTCGTGATAACCTTTTTGCTTTAAAAAAGTCGTTTTTCCTTCTTTTTTACCAACTAATCCACATTTTAGTCCTGCATCAATGCCATCCTGGAGCAAAAGTCTTTCCCAAAGTTCATTTTCATTTTGGGGATCGGCCTCAACACAATAAAAAGTATAGTCTTGGTTAAAACGCCGCAAAGCGTTCATACAATACAAGGTAAAATAGCCGCGATGAGCACCAAGATCCACGATTTTTCTTGGCCCAACATAAGGAGAATCTACAAGAGCCTGTACGGCCTTTGAATATTCATTGTTTGCAAACAAATCGTTAAAAACGCGATTGTCGCACGGATCGCAGGAAAATATCTTAAGGCCTGTATCAGTAGTGTAGAGTAATTTTCGTTCGCTTGCGAGGGAAGTGTAAGCTAACTTACGTTGTTTTTTAGTATCAATTACTTGTCGGTCAGACATATAGAAGCAGAGCCATATAAAAATAAATCAGTGACAGCATCAGTTGTCTTGTGCCAAAGCATATCGCGATTTTTTCTCAAAAACCAAGAGGCGTAAATATAAAACGCTGCAGCCTCTAAAGTACGTTTTTCTGGGTGTACTTCTGTAAGAACTGGATGTTTTTTACCACAGCGAGCACAAGAACGTTGCATAAACAAAAAGAGTGTACTAGTTTTTCAGTCTAGCACACTCTTCATAAAAAGTCAAGTTTTTTATTTAAAAACTAAGCCGCAGGCGGGGGCGGTTCTGGGGTATTTTTTGAAACGAAAGCATCAAAGCCACTTTTCATGGTAGCAACCTGAGCGCTAAGATTTTCCAGGTCATCACCAGTCACAGGAACAGGGGAGCCTTTAAGATCATCAATAGTTTTCTGAATAGTGGCAAAACCAGCAGTCAAATCATCAGCGAGGGCGGCTAGAGAAGCCTTTAAGTCCGAAAAACCTTGCAATAAGTCCATGTTTAATTTAACCAACTTCCTTTCTATTCCAGAAATTTTCACAAACGTATCTACCACACAACTGTAGATTGAGGCGAGGTTCATAAAATACCTCTTTAGTTATTAACGAGCGAAGTACCGGACTTTACACCCGAGGTAAAAACCTTTACCAGCGGCACCAGCAGCGGCAGAACCAACCGAACGGGTATTGTATTCGTAACAAATCTGGTCGCCAATACTAAAGGTATTCGAACCCTGGTTAATAACCGCCGAGGTAGCGCCCGTTGAACTCTTATTAGTCGAGGTACGTACAACGCCCGCCGAAGTTGCAACCATGTCCTGCGAAGGGTCGGTTGAGCACACATCAACAGAATTGATACGAACCGTGCCATTAACGGTACCGGAAACGAAGCCAGACGCACTCAAAGCAGGCTGAACAGTACCAATCCAAACGTCAACAATGCGGCCATTTGCTTTGGCAGTAAAAAGGCCCTGCGTAATGGCGCTATAATTCGCCCCACCGTGGACACTAGTTTCGTTAGACGCAAAGTAGAACGTTTCTTCGTCAAACTGAAAACCCTGGTTATTAGGGTCGCCAACGGAACCAACTACCGTGTCATTACTTAGAAAAATGCGATCAGGATTATTAGCCATTCTTTTTTATTCCTTGTAAGTTATTGAAAACACTAGCCGATTGAACTGACCGCATCGATAGTACGATAACGGAAAACGCCGCCGATACCCGATGGTCCATCAAGAACCGCTGCCGTAAAGATAAAGTTGTAGCTGACTGCGGCTCCGATAACACCTTCGGGGTCTGCAATCTGAGGTTGTCCCTTAACAACATTAATCTTAAAACGCTGTTTCGTAGGATCGTGAACGTCACTCGGACCACGGCCTTCCAAGTCAAGAGAACCAACACCGTTGCGACCAAAAACATACATACGATACGTGGTGTTGTTGCCAGAAGTACCTTGGAAAACGTTAGTACTTTCAATCAAACGGCAACCAGCAACGTGCGTAACGAGGCCTCTGTCTTCGTACTTAACGAGAGGCGACTTTTCCGGCATCGTGTACTTAAAGATATCTGCAAGACCACCAGCGGCAGGATCGTTTACGATGTCATAAGTAACGAAGGGATGGGCGATAGCGAAAAATTCACCGTCTTCCATTGGGAGAACGTCGTTAGCCTGCAAAGAACTACGGGCGTTTCGCAAGTCCTGAACGCGAGCAAAAGTACCGAGAAGATTCTGATTTGCACCCGTGCTCTGAGCGTCGATAACGTTACGAGTTACGGTATCAACGGTAAGACCTGCGGCGTAACCTAACAACTCAGCGGCGTTTTGAACGATAGGATCGATAGCGGTGTCTTGCAGGAAATCGCTGACGGTGATAAACGCCGTATACTGAGAAACCGTGGCACCGACAGTGTGAGAGGTAAGAGACAACCCAGTACCAACGGAACCTTCAGTTGCCGGAGTAGTCTGCGCACTGAAGTTAATATAACGAAACCATTGACAGGTTCTGCCAACCATTTTTGGTAGCATATCCTTCATAGTTGCGTCTCTAAACACAAACTTTTTCTGTAGGCGATCCAGTCCCTTTTTACGGTAAAACACACTCGCTAAATGCGCGAGTCCAACGGATGATGTAACGTTACTAGCAGGAGTATAGGCCATAAGTTATAAGAAACAAAGGACTTCTTTGTTTACCTTTCTATTTAAATTGCTGGTGTTAAAAAATCCCCGTTTTCCAAACTCTTTAATCTGTGACAATTCGCACACATTAATTGCCTGTTTTCGGGTCTGTCGTCGAAATGTTTTCCGTTTATATGATCCCAATCCATCTGACAAGCATGTTTTGGCATAAATCCACAAACGGTACATGGATTCATTTTTTGGTCTTGAAATTGTTTCCGAAACTTGTCGAATTTGCGTTTTTGGCTCTCTCGTACTGAACTCGGATCTTTTCGAGAATCCTCGCATGAATGACAATTCTTTCGAAAATAAGTTTTTCCATAACGAGTTTGTCTGGCTCTTGGTTTTAGACCACAACTTATACAATTCGGAAACTCGTCTATTGGATATTTTACTTTTTTCGTAGGTAGACGAAGAACACGTATGTTTTGCTGTTCCCACATTAAACCCTCGTTCCAAGGGCATTGATTCGGTAAACTCATACATGCTTCTTCTACTTATATTCTAACAAATGTTGGTTAATAGTTTTCTCAAACAGGTAAACGGGGACGTTTTGCGGCTCATATTTAACGGGACAAAACGGCTCCTTAACCTCGCTCATTGCCCTAGGTGTCATCAACACCATTAAAGAAGGGTAGTTTACCTGTAAGTTCGTCATATTAACGTCCTAAAGCGCCTGTTTTTTGCAAAAGCGACGTAAGTTGGTCCAAAGAAAGGTCTTCGGGGTTAAAATCTTGGGAGAATGGGGCGTTTTGAGAGCCGCCTTGACGCGGGGGTGGGGCTAAGTACGGGTTTTGCGGCTGATTCCACGGATTAGGGTTTTGCGGTTGCCCAAAGTTAAAGGACTGTTGGCCTGTCGGCTGTTGATACGGCTGGCCTTGGCCCTGCTGCTGGGCATTTTGGGCCGCAATAGCGTGGAAATTCGGCAAAAGACCCTTGTTAACACCGATAGTATAAGCCGCGTCGAGGCCGTTGGCGTCATACGGTAAGTTTAATTGCTGCCGAATGTCGTCGATAGTCTTCGCATACTGCGGCCCGCCATTAAATTCAGGATGAGCGTCACGGAATTGATATGCGGCGATGGCGCGTTTCGTTAACTCTGTGTCCTGCAAGAATTGTTTAAGATCTGTGGACGGGTCGCTAGACTTTCCGTCAAAAACGAGTTGGTTCAACGCATACTCAAAACCCGTTTTCGGATCTTCAGTCATTTTCTTGATAAATTCCTGATTATCCCATTTCGGGGCGTCGTCGCCAGTGACTTCAGAACCTTGTTTCGGGGCCAAGAATTGGGCTTGTGCTTGTGCTTGTGCCTGTTGCGCCTGTAGTTGAGTGATGGCTTGGTTAAGGCCTTGCTCTAGCTGCTGGACGTTATCGAAAGTAAAAGGCTGACCGCCGATGTTTAGCTTTAGTGGTTCAGGTTTCGGGGGTTCGTTGCCAGTTGTGGCGCTTTCGGCCAAAACCTCTTTCACCATATTCTTAAGGTGTAAGTC